GTGGCGCGCTGATACGCCTGTGGGTTTACGCCGACTCGCACGCCCGCGTTGACGATACGCTTGACCTCGGCGCTGCCGAGGTTGATGAGCTGGTCGGGATTCCCGGATTCGCATCGGCGATGCCCGCCGACTGGCTGCGGGAGATCGATGAGACCACCGTGGAACTGCCGGGATTTCAGGCACATAACGGCACCGAAGCGAAAAAGAAGGCGCTGACACAGAAGCGGGTAACGCGACACCGTAACAACGCGACACGCGACAGCGTTACAACGTGTAACGCATCAGCGTTACCAGACCAGACCAAGACCAGACCAAGACCAGACCAAACCAAAGGGGAGAGAGGCGCTGACGCGCCGTCACCCATCCGCCGAGGGTCGAAGACGTGCCCGGAAGACTGGGAGCCGAGCCCGTGGCTGCTCAGCAAAATCGAAACCGAGGATGTCCCGAACTGCCTCGCCCGTGGCGGTACCACCGTCGCGATGGAGCTGGAGCGATTACGCAGCTGCACGTTCGGCACAGCCCGCATCGACTGGGACAAAACCGCCTGGAACTGGCTGCTGACCGAGTGCAAGAAAATCAACCAGAAGGAGGCGATGTATGGCGCTAACCGCCAAGCCACCGGTCGCTAAAAACGCTCATGGCGCCTGCGGGAGCTGCGACAAATCCCCGCCGCGATTCCTGTGCCCAACGTGCCCACGCCGCGCCTCGCAATCGAGCGATGACGACCACGGCTGGGCGCGCCTGGGTAAGACCGATCCGGAGCTGTGCGCCGTGCAGGTGCGGTGCGCGCAGACCGCGCGTGCAATCGCCATTACGCACGAGTCGCATCCCGAATACCCCGAATACCTGGCCGCGCATCGCGCCGCCGGTGATGCCCGTGACGCGCTGTGGATGCGACGCCGGCGCGAAGCACCGCCTCCGAAACCAGCCAAACCGATGACCGGAAGGGGTGAGGCGTGAACGACCTGATCGCGGTCTATGAGCGATGCGCGGCATGAGGGCGGTTGATCTGTTTGCCGGGCTTGGCGGGTTCACGTCCGGGGCAACCGCAGCGGGTGTCCGGGTGCTCTGGGCGGCGAATCACTGGAAATTGGCGGTCGACACGCACGCGGAGAATCACCCTGACGTGACACACGCCTGTCAGGATCTGCACCAGGCCGACTGGTCACAGGTGCCGAAGCATGACGTGTTGCTGGCGTCTCCCGCCTGTCAGGGCCACAGCCGCGCTCGTGGTCGGGATCGAGCCCACCACGACCTCACACGCTCGACGGCGTGGGCGGTTGTCTCGTGTGCGGAGGCACATCGGCCCGGGCTGGTGCTGGTCGAGAACGTGCCGGAGTTTTCGTCCTGGGCGCTGTACCCGGCATGGTGCGCGGCCATGCAGGCGCTTGGCTACGCGCTCAGCCCGCACGTGCTGGACTCTGCCGACTACGGCGTCCCGCAGAACCGTCGCCGGTTGCTCATCGTCGGTACGCGCTCACGTCGCCCGCTGATCCTGACACCTCGCCGGACAGCGAATCAGCCCGCCATCGGCCCACACATCGACCTGACCGGCGATCGCTGGCGGAAGATCGACGGCACGCTGGCCAAGTCCACGCAGGCACGGATCGCGCATGGCCGTGCGACGCATGGCGAGCGGTTCCTGATTTCGTACTACGGCAACACGCTCACCGCCCGTAGTCTGTCCCGCCCGATCGGCACGATCACCACCAGAGACCGGTGGGCGGTAATCAGCGGCGACAGAATGCGGATGCTTTCCGCGCAGGAATGCCGGGCAGCGATGGGCTTCCCGGCTACCTACCGGCTGCCGGCATCACAGACGCAGGCGAAGCACCTGCTCGGCAACGCGGTCACACCGCCGATGGTGACCGAAGTGCTCCACGAACTGCGTTCGGCTGCATGACCAACGGACCAAGGATCGGAGACAGCAAATGAGAAGCGGATTACCAGACTCAGACATGTCAGCGGGCCAGTCCAGCAGGGCCACCAATGGCGCAGGCCCGGTGAGGATACTGCGGCCTGGTGATCCGGGGTTCCCGAGGTCGGAAGGCGCGCCCGCCCAGTCGCGCAGAGCCTGCCAACATCCGGGCTGCACCACGGTCTTTGAGCCATCCGCCCGCCAGCGGAAATACTGCGCCACCCACGGAACCAAACAGGCCGAGCAGGCGCGGTACCTGATCAAGAAGGGCGCCGCGCCGGCTGCGCGAAAGCCGGAAGCCAGCAAGACCCGCCGCTGTTTCCAGTGCGGCAAGGACTACGTGCCCACGGGCAACGCTCAGCGCACCTGCCCGGACTGCAAGAGCAAGGCGATCCCGCCAACGAAGCCGAAGACCCTCAAGGACATTCAGGTCCGGAAGGTGGAGGCTGATCCACGTGGAACGCCGGCACATGTGCCTGGCGCGAAGCTCGACGCCGGGAAGACACAGCTCAGTCTGGTGTTCCATGGTTTTGCCCGCGCGCTGGAGATGGTGGGCATGGTGGGAACGCATGGCGCGGCGAAGTATTCACCGAATGGCTGGCAGTCAGTGCCCGACGGTCAAGCCCGCTACACCGACGCGATGCTGCGCCACTTCCTCGCGGAGCCGGTCGAGCCAACCGATACAGGCTCTGGCCTGCCTCATGCCGCCCACCTGGCATGGAACGCGCTGGCCCGGCTCGAACTGATGCTGCGGGAGAACGAGCCGGGATGAAGCCCGGCGTCACTGCAGCGGCAGCTACCCGTGCCAGGCGCAAGGCGCGGGAACCAAATAGGATTTGCAGGAAGTGCGGCACGCCGTTCTATGCCCCGCCCAGTTTGGTGCGCAAGGGGTGGGGGAATCATTGCTCCATCAAGTGCGCGAGGGCGGGTGAAGGCAATTCGCGGTTTATACACAACGACGTGGTCTGCAGGGGGTGTGGAAAGGCGTTCCACGTCAAGCTGAGCCAGATGAACAAAGGGAAGGGCAAGGTTTATTGCTCCGGCGCTTGTCGTGACGCAGTGGTGAAAGCCACAAAGGTGTGCCCGGCGTGTAGTAAGTCGTTCTCCGTCCCGAGCTGCCACGCCAACAAGAGAACGTTCTGCTCAAAGGCGTGTAGAAGCGCGGCGGCTATATCAGCTACGCCAAACAGGGTGTGCAGGACATGTGGGAGGCCTTTTTTTGAGAAACCCTCGGACCTAAAAAGGCGTGCCGGCGTTGGTACGTTTTGTTCGAGGGTGTGTATGCAGGGGTCACGAAAAGGAATAACGCGCGATGGTGTGGTGTGCTCGCATCTTGAGGCAGCACTGTATGACCAGTTGAAGGCTGCGCAACTCACGGATGGGCTGGTGCGCGAGCACAAGTTCCACCCGATCAGGAAATGGCGGTTCGACTTTGCGTGGCCCAGTCAGGACGTCGCTGTTGAGGTGCAGGGCGGTATATGGTTAGGAAAAAGGGGCAGGCACACCAGTGGGACAGGAATGGCCCGCGACATTGAGAAATCAAATTCCGCTGCGCTGCTTGGTTGGCGGTTATTTGCGTACACGGCTGACATGATTAGCAGCGGGCAGGCCGTCGAACAATTGGGGCGGGTATTGCGGTACGTGCCATCCCAGATCAGGACCGGTGAAGCGGCCAATCAGATTCAACGCATTGTCGACAACGCAACCAAACAGGAGTGATTCAGATGCTGCAGATAATCGGACGTGGCGTGCTGGGCGAGATCAAGAGCAAGCTGCGCATGATCGAAGATAGTGTCGAGCGGGTGTGTGAGATACCGCTCGACATCCAGGTCGAGGGGGCCATCGTGGTGGCCGAGATCATGGCTGCCCTGCATGTGGGCGAGCTGTTCGATGCGCTGTACTCCACCGATGGCAAGGTGCGGCTGACGTACTTCGGCCAGCAGTCGGTGGACTTCCCGGTCAAGAACATCAAGGCGGTGATAGGTCTCGGCTCATCGAGCAAGGATGAAGTGACGATTGCTGCAGCAGACCTGTCGAAGATCCGCTGGACGGTGGTGGATGGGTTCGGCCTGCACATCACCTGCAAGGTCTGCGCGGCGCTGTCACCGGATCAGTGGGTGAAGCTGTTCCGCCTGCAGCCCTACACCGGGCTGAGCGTGTCACTGACCGACAACCAGTCGGCCCTGTCACTGCAGGCTGCCTGATGTGGCGTTTGTCCCTGCTCGGCCCTGTACCTACCCTGGCTGTGGTGTACTGGTGCGCAAGACTGAGAGCACCTTCCCTCGATGCGCTGGCCATCCGTATGCACCACGACCAGAGCGTGGGATTGATACACGGTCCAATGCAGGCCAGCGTGGGTACGATGCCGACTGGCGACGCCTGCGCCTATGGCACCTTGCTCGGCATCCCATCTGCCAGATCAGGCGTAAGTGCAACGGGGCAGCAGCCACCGAAGTGGATCACATCATCCCGCTGGTCGACGGTGGGCAGAGGCTCGATGAGTGCAACCTGCAGTCGACATGCAGGGCATGTCATAGGAGCAAGACCGCTGCTGATCAGCGTCGGGCCAAGCGTCGAACGTAGGAGCCCGCCAGACGAGCGACACGCACACACCGGGCACAGGGCAGGGCAATCGCCACGGATGCAGCCTGCAATAAATGATGCAGCGTGGGCGTGCATATGAGGCAGGCGGGGGGCATAAACTTCTGCAGTGACGGCGTGACCGCAGCAGTTCCCCGCGCGCACGTGCTTCCAAAATTGGCAATTCTGGGGTTCTGCCATGAGAGGTAGGAAGCCGAAGCCCACGCAGATGCATAAAACTGACGGCACGTTGAACGTGACGAAGCACCGCGACCGTGACCAGGAGCTGCGCCTCGATGGCGATCTGCTCGATCCACCTGCAGGGCTGTCTCCGGCCCAGATCCAGCTCTGGCGAGAGGCGCTCAGCCAGGCTCCGCCCGGTCTGCTGAAGCTGCTCGACCGGTCGGTGTTCCTCACCTGGGTGCGCGCGGTAGATACCCAGAACGTTGCCCAGCACGTGATCAACACCGAGGGCATCCTCGCCGATTCGATGGCTGGTGGCGTGACTGAACACCCGGCGATCCGCACATTTCAGAAAATGTCGCTCCTGATTCTCAGGTGCGCGGAACAGTTGGGATTCTCGCCGGCCGCACGGCCGCGCATCCATGTCGCAAAGCCGACCGAAAAAGAAAACCCGTTCGCCGCGTTCGGTGGCCCGCAAAAAGCCAGCGCGCCGGTCAAGTCCGGCGGCGCGGTTCACTGATCCGCATGTAATCCGGGCCATGACCTACGCCTCGGAGGTGATCTCCGGGCGGATACCGGCCTGCAAGTGGGTCAGATTGGCGTGCCAACGCCAGGTCGACGACCTGGCACGCTGGGAAAAGCGCGGTCCTTTCGAGTTCTCCGAGTCCGTAGCCGGCGAATGGTGTCGGTTCATCGAGCTGCTTCCCCACATCAAGGGGCCGCTTTCGGGCGAAAACATCCGGCTGGAGCCGTGGCAGTGCTTCATTCTGACGGTGGCGTTCGGGTGGTTGCGTCGTGGAACGCATCATCGGCGGTTCCGTCGGGTGTATATCGAGGTGCCGCGCGGAAATGGGAAGTCCGCCATCAGCTCCGCCGTCGGCCTGAAGGCCGGCTTCGCAGACCATGAGGGCGGCGCCGAGGTCTACAGCGCAGCCGTGACCCGTGACCAGGCGCGCATCGTGTTCTCGGTGGCGCAGAACATGGCCCGGCGTCGGCCGGAGATGTGCACGGCGCTGGGCGTGGAGATACTGGCCCACGCCATCGCCCAGGCTTCGACGGCCTCGACCTTTCAGCCGGTAGCCAGCGAATCCAACGCGCTCGACGGGCTGAACGTGTACCTGGCCATCGTCGACGAGCTGCACGCGCACCGCACCCGCGAGGTCTATGACGCGCTCGAAACCGGCACCGGCAAGCGCCCGCAGTCACTGCTGTGGGTGATCACGACCGCTGGCTCGAATCGTGCCGGGATCTGCTACGAAACCCGCACGTATACCGCTCGCGTGCTCGATGGCGTGGTCAAGGATGACTCCGTGTTCGGGATCATCTACACGGTGGATGAGTCCGACGACTGGACGGCCGAATCCACGTGGCGGAAGGCCAACCCGAACTGGGGCGTGTCGGTCATGCCCGAGGTGGTGGCCCAGCTCTGCGCGAAAGCGATGGAACTGCCGGCTGCTCAGGCCAACTTCCAGACCAAGCACCTGAACATCTGGGTGAACGCCGATTCGGCCTGGATGAACATGCAGAAGTTCCGCGCGTGTGTGGATCCTGAGCTTAGCCTCGACGACTTCGGTGGTTGCAGGTGCTGGATCGGGCTGGATCTGGCATCGAAGACGGATATTGCCGCCAGATTCCTGCTTTTCGAGCGCGAAATCGACGGCCAGAAGCACTACTACGGCTTTCTGCGCAGCTTTTTGCCCGAATCAGCGGTGCAAGAGTCGCGGAATTCGCAGTATTCCGGCTGGGAAATAGAGGGTCGAATCACCACCACGCCCGGTTTCGTGCTCGATTTCAGCGTGATCGAGGCCGATCTTATCGACTGTTTCAGCCGTTTCGACGTGCAGGAAGTGGCTTATGACCCGTGGCAAGCCACGCAACTGGCCTCCCGGATGACCGAAGCCGGCGCGATCATGGTCGAGTACCGCAACACGGTGCAGAACTTCAGCCAGCCCATGAAGGAATTCGACGCCCTGGTGCAGTCCGGGCGCTTCCACTATGACGGCGACCCGGTGTTCGAGTGGATGGTGAGCAACGTCGTGTGCCATGTCGATGCGAAAGAGAACATCTACCCGAGGAAAGAGACCAGCGCCAACAAGATCGACGGCGTGGTCGCGGCGATCATGGCGCTCGGTCGGGCGATCGCGGTGCCGGAGGTGCCGGCGTATACCGGCGACCTGCTCGTGGTTTGATGGTGGCGTGAACCGCCGCGGAATCGCGTGAGCCTTCGCGCGGTGGCGGGACGCGCAGCGCCGTGCTTGCCATGATCCCTGCAGACGACCTGCAGGAACTACAAGCATGGCGAATGGCCACGAGTCACGCGACGCCCGCATATCGCTGGCGGCGATTCTGCGCCGTTGGCTTGGCATCGAGCACCGTGCTGCCGGGTTCAGTTCCTCCGCGTACATCAACGAGATGCTGGGCGGGCAGCCGACGAAGGCTGGCGCGACCGTCGACCAGACCACTGCGCTGGCGGTGCCCACCGTCTATGCCTGCATCCGCGTTCTGGCGGAGGCCGTGGCCTCGCTGCCGCTGGTGCTGTACGAGAAAAAGGGCCGCAGTCGTGAGCCGGCCGTCGATCACCCGCTATACCGACTCCTGCACGACCAACCGAACCCGGACCAGACCAGCTTCATCTGGCGCGAACTGGTCATGGCGCATCTGGCGGGGTGGGGTAATCACTACAGCCTGATCAACCGCACGACCCGCAACCGGGTGGCCGAGCTGATCCCCGTACATCCTCAGCAGATCCGGCCGGTGATACGTAATGGCCGCAAGCTGTTCGAGTTCGTCCCGGTATCCGGCCCGATGGCCCTGCTGACCACCGACCAGGTGCTGCATGTGCAGGGCATCAGCTATGACGGCGTGGCCGGCTGGTCGCCGATCAGGCTGCACCGCGAATCAATCGGCTGGGGACTGGCCACGCAGGAGTTCAGCGCGCAGTTCTTCGGTAACGGCGCGCAGCCACGCGGCGTGCTGTCGCATCCCGGCACGGTTGCAGACCCGGAGAAGCTCCGGCAGCAGTGGGATGCGGCGTACTCCGGCGAGAACCGCCAGCGGGTTGCGGTGCTGTCGCAGGGCATGGACTACAAGCAGATCAGCGTCTCCCCGGACGATGCCCAGTTCGTGCAGACGCGCGGCCTGCAGGTCTCCGAGATCTGCCGGATCTTCAAGGTGCCGCCCACGCTGGTGCAGGACTTCACCCGCGCCACCTGGAGCAATGCCGAGCATTCCGATCTCGCATTCGTGAAGCACTCACTGGTGCCGTGGCTGACCCGCATCGAGTCATCCCTCAACGCCACGCTGATCGACGAATCCCAGCAGGGCCGGCTGTTCTTCAAGTTCAAGGTGCAGGGACTGCTGCGCGGTGACAACGCCGGCCGGTCCGCGTTCTACACCGCCGGCATCTCGGCCGGCTGGCTGACCCGCAACGAGGCCCGCGAGCTCGAGGATCTGGACCCGCTGGAAGGTCTCGATGAACCGCTGATGCCGGTGGCAGTTGCCCAGGCACCAGAAGAACCGAAAGAAGAAAAACCGAAGGACACCGCGGGCGATGAACCGAAGGACGACGACACCGACCAGGCACGCAGTATCGCGATCGCCGCTGCGGGGCGGGTCTTGACGGGCGAGGCCAAGCGGCTGCGTGCACTGCGTACCAACCACACGGACGACCAGGGCGCGATTGCTGCTGCAGAGGCCTACTACCAGACCGACTACCGCGACCACCTCAGAAACGCACTGGGCGTGTCACCGGAACGGGCCGCAGAGATTGCGGCTGCGCGGTGGCGTGACCTGATGTCTGGTGATCCCTTAGAAACGACCTTGAGTCGCTGGGCCGCTACAGGCCCGGCTGAACTACTGAGGATCTGCAGATGTTGAGAGAGGTTCGCCACTATGCCGGCACGCTGGCGGTTGAGCGCCGAGGCGAAGGCCTGGCGCCACTGATCCGTGGCCATGCTGCGGTCTTCGACAAGCTGTCGGAAAACCTCGGCGGCTTCCGCGAAGTGATCGCGCCCGGCGCATTCGACGATGTGCTGGGTGATGACGTGCGCGCCCTGTTCAACCATGACGGCTCGCTGATCCTCGGCCGGTCGAGTGCCGGCACGCTCCGCATCGGCGTGGATGCAGCCGGTCTGACCTATGAGATCGACCCGCCTGACACCCAGTACGGCCGTGATCTGCTGGTGAGCCTTGAGCGCGGCGACGTGCGCGAGAGCTCGTTCGGCTTCCGCGTCGCCCGTGGCGGCGACAAGTGGGACGAATCCGAAGACGGTGTGCTGATCCGCACGATCACCCGCGTTTCGCGGTTGTTCGACGTGTCGCCCGTGACGTTCCCGGCATATCCCGACACCGACAGTGCGAAACGGACGCTGCAGGAATACCTGCAGGGGCGTGATCTCCGTGCGGAATCGCAGCGGCGCGTTGCCGAGCTGCGGGCACTGGAACTGCGACGACTGACTGCGTAGCGAGCACCGGTTATCGGCCGGCAGTTACTACAGGCGGCGCTGCACCGGGCTTGCTCCCGGCGATGCGTGGCAAGAAACCTTTTCAACTTATCGAGGATTGAAACATGTCGACCAAAGTGATCAAGGACAACCTCGCGCGTGTTGCCACGCAGATGCGCGAGCTGGATGCGAAGGCGAAGGCCGAGAATCGCGGCTTCACCGCCGAAGACGAAAACACCTGGACCAACCTGCGCAACGAGCACGAGAAGCTCGAACGCGAGCTGGACCGCGCCAAGTTCGCAGAGTCGAAGCTGGCTGGCGAGGAGCAGATCGTCCGTCAGTTCATCCGTGACGAGCGCGGCAACCCGGTGGAGATCGGCAAGGAAGATCGCCAGGCCGAATCCGAGCAGCGCGGCTCCCTGGTCACGTTCTGCGGCAAGGAAGTGCGCACCGACTACACCCGCACCGGTCGTCCGGCCGAGCCTGCCGACCTGGGCGCGGTGTTCGACGCCTTCCTGCGTCGTGGCCTCGGTGGCCTGAAGCCGGATCACCAGGCGCTCATGCAGTCGCGCTACTCTGACAGCGACGAAATCCGCGCCCAGTCGATCGGCACGCCGTCCGCTGGTGGCTACATGGTCCCGCAGGACTTTGCCAACACCATCGACGTGGCCCTGAAGCAGTTCAGCGGTATCCGCAACGCTGCGACGGTGATCCAGTCGAGCGACGGCCGCTCGCTGCCGTGGCCGACCGTGAACGACACCACCAACTCGGGCGTGCTGGTCGCTGAAAACGCGGGCGACACCGAGCAGGATGTCGCTTTCGGCGTCGTCACCTACGGCGCGTACACCTTCAGCTCGAAGATCGTGCGCGTGTCGCTGGAACTGCTGCAGGACTCCGGCGTCGATGTCGGTGCGCTGCTCGGCCGGTTGCTCGGTGAGCGCCTCGGCCGTGGTACCGCTGCCTACTACGCCACCGGTACCGGCTCCAGCCAGCCGCAGGGCTTCGTCACCGCTGCCACGCTCGGCAAGACCGCTGCTTCCGCGACGGCATTCACCTACCAGGAAATGCTCGACCTGAAGCACTCGGTCGATCCGGCGTACCGGATGAGCGCCAAGTGGGCGATGCACGACACGGTGCTGCGTGCGGTCAAGGCGCTGGTCGGCAGTGATGGCCGCCCGCTCTGGCAGCCGTCTGTTGCCGACAAGGTGCCGGCCACCATCGACGGTGATCAGTTCATCATCGACCAGTCCATGTCTTCGGCGCTGACCACTGCCCAGCGCGTGATGGCATACGGTGATCTGTCGAAGTTCCAGATCCGCGACGTTCTCGGCTATCAGCTCGTGGTGCTCCGCGAACTGTACGCAGCGAACCGCCAGGTGGGCTTCAACATGTTCATGCGGACGGACAGCAAGCTGCTCGACGCGGGCACCAACCCGATCAAGTATCTGCGTCTCGCCTGATTTCGTGCCTTGCTCATGTTGTTGCGATAATGTTGGCGGGCCGGTTCGTTATCGGCCCGCCTTTTTCGTGGTGATCAAATGAAAGTACGAATGCTGACACCGATCGCCGGCCAGGGATGGTCTGC